TGAAAGCAGAGCATGGAGAGAAGAAGTTGACGAGTATTGGTCAAAAGAAACTGGTGAAACAATTACACCTAGGCTAGTATTACAACTGTTTGGTACCGAATGTATGCGTGATGGATTTTACGATGGTATATGGGTAAGCCTAACAAAGAAGAAAATACTAGACAATCCCGGCAAGAACTTTGTTATACCAGATGTACGTTTCCCTAATGAAGCTAAAATGCTATATGAGATCAAAGGTCAAGTATGGCGTGTAAAACGTGGTGATGATCCGCAATGGTTTGTAGACTACAGGGACTATGGAACAGAGCCTAAAGAAGTACACCCTAGTGAATGGGCTTGGGCACAAACTAAATTTACACAGATTATTGAGAATAACAAGACTGTTAACGATCTTACAGATCAGGTACGAGATCTCCTTGTTTCCACTTAAACCCTTCCTTATATATAATTTTACTACAATTAGCACACACGGTCTTTAGATTACTAAACCTGATGTTGTTCATGTCACCGTCTACATAGTAGACTGAAAATTGTTCCTTGTGTTTGCTTTTATACCCACACTTGTCACACTCGTTCTTTTTAGTATAGCCTGACTGTTTGTACTTGGAATATGCGGTACGTGGCTTGCCATGCCTAACACATGACTCACACTTGCTTCGATAGAAAGGTTTGCCCTTCTTGTAGTAGTTGATTGCTACAGGTTTCTGTCCACATTCACATAAAGGTCTCATATATGTATTTACCTGCCCTTTTTGATCCCTTTTTCACCGTAGTTATACCATAGGTTTATGCGTTTTGGTATAAATACTTGTAATATGCTAACAGGAGAACTAAAATGGCTTTAACATCACCAGGAGTACAGGTTTCCGTAATCGACGAAAGTTTTTACACGCCGGCGGAACCAGGAACAGTACCAATGATTTTCGTTGCGTCTGCACAGGATAAACAGAACGCATCAGGAACAGGTACAGCAACAGGAACACAAAGTAAAAATGCGGGAGTACCGTATTTGATTACTTCACAAAGAGAATTAACAGAATTGTTTGGAGATCCAACTTTCTATACAGATTCTAACAACAATGCGTTACATGGTAACGAGCTTAACGAATACGGATTACAAGCGGCTTACTCATACTTAGGAGTGGCAAATAGAGCTTACGTAGTTAGAGCAGATTTAAACACTACAGAGCTAATTGCAACTGCAACGGCTCCAGCGGCAAACCCAGCAGACGGAACATACTGGTTTGATACTGCTAATAGTGTATTTGGAATCTTTGAATGGAATAGTGCTTCAGCATCGACAACTGGTGGTCAGAGCTTTAGCAATAAACTTCCAACAGTAATTACAGATGCAACTAAGGTAACAGGCGGAACACCTAAAACTTCTGTTGGCGCAGTAGGTGACTATGCCATTGTTGCAACTACAACTTTAAATAAATTCTTCTACAAAAACGCAAGTGGTACTTGGGTACAAGTAGGTTCAAGTGCATGGATTAGTTCATGGGCAACTGTAACAGGAACTGAAAGCAATCCAACTATTAGTAATGGTGCTACAATGAGCTTAAACGGTTCTGTTGTAACTTCAGGCGGTACTGCACTTTCAGATGTAGTAACAGGAATTACAGCGGCTGGTATTGCTGGTGTAACTTCAGCAGTAGTAGATGGTAAATTAGAAATTTATTCAACTGGTGCAGATATTGTATTGGCGGCAAATGCTTCTACACTATTAGCAGAGATTGGTTTAACAGCAGGTACTTTCAAAGCACCAGCATTAACTATTGCTCCGCACACATCAGTTCCAGAATACAAGTCAACAGACACAGCTCCAAAACCAACAGGTTCTTTATGGATTAAAACTACAGAACCTAACTTGGGTGCTAAATGGTCAGTTAAGAAATGGAACAACACAACTCAATTATGGGAAACAGCGGCGGCTCCAATTTACTCAACTAACCAAGCGGCGTTATACGGTTTAGATAAAACTGGTGGCGGTGCTAACTTGGCAGTAGGTGCTCTTTACATTAACTATAATAATGCAGAGGACACTATTGTAGGTGACTTTAAAATTCACAGACGTGTGGCAACAGGTGCAACATCAATTACTTCAAGTATTGTTGCGGCACAGGTTACAGCAGGAACATACGCATTTAACATTCAAGAAACTTTAGTTAATAACGCGGCTTTACAAGCTGACAAAACTATTAGTGTAACAACTACTGGTGCGTCAAGTGATGCTGATGTTATTGCAGGTGCTATTAATAGTGCAGGTTTTGTAAATGTAGGTGCAAGTGTTGATGCAAGTAACAGAGTTGTTATTTCACACAATGACGGTGGTGACTTTAGAATTAAAGACACTGGAGGCGTATTAGCATTAGCAGGATTTAGTGCTTATGTTGATGCAAACTCAGGTACACCAAACTTATACACAGCACCAACAGGTGATAGTACACATGACTTTGTTGCAAGTAACTGGCAGGTATTAACTTATACTGCAAGTGCAACAGCAGTAACGGCTTTAACAGCTGATAAAACTTTATGGTACAGTTCAGTTGTTGACGAAGTAGACATGATGATACACAATGGAACTACTTGGGTAGGTTATCAAGATTCAACTGCTCCGTACTTTGCGGCGGCGGCTGGTGATAAAACAGATCCAAAAGGTCCAATCGTAAGTGCTACTGAGCCAACTTTACAGTCAGACAGTACTGCACTTAAAAATGGTGACTTATGGATTTCAACAGCAGACTTAGAAAACTATCCTAAGATTTACAAGTACAACGCAACTACTTTAAAGTGGGTACTTGTTGATAACGGTGATCAAACTACTGAAGATGGTATTTTATTTGCTGATGCAAGATACAACACAGCAGGTGCAAACAGTTCAACAGCAGGTTCAATTGAAGCACTTTTAAGTTCAAACTTCTTAGACACAGACGCTCCAGATCCAGCACTATATCCAAAAGGTATGTTGCTTTGGAACTTAAGACGTTCTGGATTTAATGTTAAGAAATTTGTTAGAAACCAAGTTGACACATCAGGCAACAACCTAAGATTTGGTAGTGGCGCAGGTGAGTCAATGGCAGGTTACTATGCTCATAGATGGGTAACTGAATCAGCTAACCAGGCAAACGGTTCAGGTTCATTTGGTAGAAAAGCTCAACGTAAAGTTGTTATACAATCATTACAAGCAATGGTTAACAGCAACCAAGACATTAGAGACGATCAATCAAGAATCTTTAACTTAATGGCTTGCCCAGGTTACTCAGAGTTAATTGGTGAAATGGTTACACTAAACACAGACAGAGGCTTAACAGCATTTGTTGTTGGTGACTTACCATTTAGATTAACTGCTGATGCTACAACAATTAACAACTATGCAACTAACGTAAACCTTGCAGTTGAAGATAACGATGATGGATTAGTAACAAGTGATGAGTATATGGGAACTTTTTATCCTAGCTTATTCACAAGTGATAATGCAGGTAAAAACATTGTTGTTCCAGCATCACATGGTATACTTAGAACAATAGCATTAAGTGATAGTGTTTCATTTCCATGGTTTGCTCCAGCAGGAACAAGACGTGGTGGAATTACTAACGCCTCAAGTGCAGGATACATTGATGCAGAAGGTGAATTTAAAGCAGTTGCTTTAAATACTGGACAACGTGATACATTGTACAGCAATAAAATTAACCCGATAACATTCTTAACAGGTGCGGGACTTGTCAACTACGGTCAAAAAACTAGAGCCAAAAATGCTAGTGCGTTAGATAGAATTAACGTTGCTAGACTAGTAATTTACCTAAGAGGACAGTTAGATAAACTTGCTAAACCATATATCTTTGAGCCAAATGATAAAATCACAAGAGATGAAATCAAAGCTCAAGCAGATAGCTTAATGTTAGAACTAGTAGGTCAAAGAGCATTATATGACTTCTTAGTAGTGTGTGATGAATCAAACAACACACCTTCAAGAATTGATAGAAATGAGCTTTACTTGGATATAGCGATTGAGCCGGTGAAAGCAGTTGAGTTTATTTACATTCCGTTGAGACTCAAAAACACAGGTGAAATAGCACAACTATAAAAGGATAAATAGTTTAAACAGGAGATATTAACAATGGCAATTTCAACACTATCAAAAATTACAGTCCCATTAGATTCTAGTGCATCTAGTTCTAATCAGGGCTTGTTGATGCCCAAACTCCAGTATCGCTTTAGAGTGAGCCTGGAAAATTTTGGAGTTTCAACACCAACAACAGAACTAACAAAACAAGTTGTAGACGTAACTAGACCAAACGTAAGTTTCGAACAGATTACAGTTGATGTATACAACTCAAGAGTATACCTAGCAGGTAAACATACTTGGGAACCAATTACATTAAACTTAAGAGAAGATGTTTCAAACAACGTACAAAAACTAGTTGGTGAACAACTACAGAAACAATTTGATTTCTTTGAACAATCAAGTGCGGCTTCAGGTAGCGATTACAAATTCGTTACAAGAATCGAAATACTTGATGGTGGTAACGGAATCAATACAGCAAACGTTTTAGAAACATTTGAATTGTATGGTTGTTACTTAGAAAGTGCTAACTACAATACATTAGCATACGCAACTAACGATCCAGTAACTGTAGCATTAGCTATCAGATACGATAATGCAATACAAAGTCCACAAGGAACTGGCGTAGGTACAGCAGTAGGTAGAACTGTTAATACGTTAATTACAGGTGGTGGATCTACATAAGATCTATAATTAAGTAATATTTCCTGAATATTTAAAGGGGGCTCTTTTTATTAAGAGCTCCTTTTTTATTATCTGCGTACTTTATTTTTTAGATAAATATTAGTATGGCAAATAAATTAAACGGTTTTTTGGATAATGTAGTTAGTGGTGCTTTAAGCCCAAAAGGTAACCTTGGTGACTTTGCTCACGGTGCCAGACTATATGTAGATGACGCACACAGGTTATCTCCCAAACATAAATTTTTATATCACGTAAGTTTTAACTTGAATCCTGTTGCAGTGAAAATTATTCCGCAACTAGAAACAAGAGAAATTAATATGCTCGTAAAGAGTGTTGACTTACCTAAGTATTCTATTAGTACTACACTTAAACATCAGTACAATAAGAAAGCAAACTTACAAACAAGATTAGATTACGATCCAATTAATATAGTATTCCATGATGATAACTATGGACAGGTTACTGCTATGTGGGAAGCCTACTATCGTTATTATTACAAAGATGGTAACTATGCTTCATTAAACGGAAGTTCAGATCCTGTTACGACATCAGGTGCATATCAAAGATCAAATACATATCAAGCTGAAGGTAATCATTATAGATACGGACTAGACAACGACAGTCATTCACACTTCTTTGAAAGCATACAAATTTATCAACTACACAGACATAGATATACTTGTTTTACTTTAGTTAACCCTATCATTAGTGAATGGGGTCACGATACAATGGAAAACAGTTCAAGTGATCCTGTGCAGAACACTATGCAGGTACAATATGAAACTGTATGGTATGCAAGAGGCGGAGTTGAAGAAGGAGCTTCACCTAAGTCATTTGGAGCGGCAAGTGGACACTATGATAAGATGCCATCACCTAATTCATTAGCAGGTGGCGGTGCGGCTAACTTGTTTGGCCAAGGTGGTATAGCCGCAGGGGCGGCAGATGTGTTTGGAGACATTACAAGTGGACAAGCATTTAGTTCTCCAGCAAGTTTCTTAGGTACAGTTTTAAAAACTGGAAGTGTTATAGGTAACGCAAAACAATTAAGTAAAGAAGGATTGCGTGAAGAAGGCTTTGGTATATTAAAAGATCAAATAGGTAAGGCAGGAGGCATTGACGTAAGTGGTGTTGCCAACACAGCATTTCCTAAAGGAATAAGTGCAGGCAACTTTGATGTTACTACAGCAGTTGCAGGTATGGCGGCAGGTGCGGCAGTGGTAAGCCAACTTAAAGGTGGATCATTAAGTAGTGTAACGTCTTTAGTTAGTAGCAATCCAGGTATACTAGACAGCATTACTAAAGCAGAAGGATTTAAAAAGGCACACCTAGCTTCAGGTGGTGATGCAACTCCAGATGCAATTTCAAGTGCATGGAATAGTGCCACTTCATCAGCCAAGGAGGCCTACAATGCGGTAACTAAAGGTAACTTGAATTCAATATCTAATAAGAATACATACAATATTAAAGACGGAGGCACTTATACATAATGCCAAACATTCCAGCAAAGAAATTAGGAACTACAGAAAAAGTTAAAAAGTTTTTTAGCGAATATTACTCAGCACCTTTAGAATTTCCTTCAAACGAAGTTGATGCTGTAGTAGGTTTTTTTGAAACAAGAGGCTTTGAAAGATTATCTGCACAAACAATAGGTGCAGTACTAATGAGACAAGCAAAGATAGACGACATAAAAGTTTTTGAATTGCTTGACACACTAAAAGGTTTCGATGAAATACAACTGTCGTCAGTAGTAACAGAAACATTAAATTACAATAGACAAAAAATTAGTTCACTAGGCTACAAAGTAGACCAATCACAAAATAAATTAGAAACTAGAAACATACTGGTATAAGCTCATGGCAAGTAAGTTTGCACAAGGTAGATACAGCATGAAGCACCCAGACAAGTACTTGGGTAACAAGACTCCTTTGTATAGATCAAGTTGGGAATTTGCTTTTATGAAGTTCTGTGATGAGTCACCTAGTGTAAGCAAGTGGGCAAGTGAGGCAGTAAAGATTCCTTACAAAAATCCTTTAACAGGTAAGATGACTGTTTACGTTCCAGACTTTATGATACAGTATACAGATGCAAAAGGTAAACAACACGCAGAGCTTATAGAAGTTAAACCTGAAAATCAAATGAAGTTAAAGGAAGTAGGTAGAGATAAATTTAGACAGGCACAGTACGTACAGAATGTTGCAAAGTGGGAAGCCGCCAGACATTGGTGTAAGAATAAAAAGATCTTTTTCAGAGTAATTACAGAAAAAGATATCTTCCATCAGGGGAAGAGAAAATGAGGGTAAATGATAATCCACGCATTCGTGTTAGTTGTAGTTTTGGGAACAGGAGACGATCGTAGGGAACAACCAAATCCAATGTACTTTAGAAGTATAGATGTATGTCAGTATTATGCTCGACGCATACCTAGACAATACGGAAATTACGGTAATAAACATTTGGTTCCTGCAAAAGATCGTATAACTGCATACTGCAAACCAACAAGTGTTGACGATTCAAAGACGTTAGTTTACGATCATTAAATGGACTAAATAATAGTAGCATATAATGGATTTAAAAATATGACCAAAAAATTAGAAGAACTACTTAACTTACCTGAAAGCCAGGATATAATAAAGGCTGATAAGGAAAAGGCTGACTCCAAGGAGAAAGCAGTAGTTGAGCAAAAAGAAGACTTCCGTGAAATAGCTGAACTAGATAAAATTAGTGCGGCACTACCACAAGTTAAGGGTCTGGGTGAACTAGCTGACAAAGAGCTAAACGAAGTAGCAGACAAGGCCATGACTGCATATGATGATCTTATGGATTTGGGTATGAACGTAGAATCACGTTATAGTGGTCGTGTATTTGAGGTTGCAGGACAGATGCTTAAAACTAATTTAGACGCCAAAACTGTAAAGCTACAGAACAAACTTAAGATGGTTGAACTGCAATTAAAGAAAGAAAAGCAGGATAAAGAAGGTGGAATTGATGGCGAGTCACTTGTAAATGGCGAAGGATACGTAGTAACTGACCGTAACTCTTTGCTTGATAAATTGAAAAACATGGATAAATAAACATATAAGGAAATACAATGAAGAACTTTGAAACATATCTAACTGAAGCAAAAAAGACTTATAAGTTTAAGTTTGGTATTGCTGGGGACTTACCAGAAGGTTTTACAGACAGTTGCGAAAGCTGTATGCAAAAATTTGGCCTTGTTAACATGACGCCACCTAAGAAGACTCCAATTCAAGAACGTCCATTAGACTTTCCTAAATTACAAAATGTAGAGACTCACTACTTTGAAGTGGAATTGTCATATCCAACTACTGCACAAATACTAGGTGAATATATTTCACAAGTAACAGGAGTTGATCCAGCTTATATTTGTTTACGTGATGCAGAAGCACCACAAGAAGAATACCAAGACAAAGATTACAAACAAATTTACGAGCCTAAGTTAGGTTCAGAGATGGAATCAGCTGATCCAGATGCACAAAAACAAGTAGCAGGTAATAGAGTGATGGACTTACTTAAAGAGCTTGAAGCTACTAGAAAAGATCGTGCAAACGATCCAAGTGTAGCAAGTGAGCCAGATAAAGAACAAAAACACGACATGGGTGAAGTTAGTACAACTAGTCCAGTAGGGAGCAAATAATGAAAGCAAAAGATATTTACAAAAAAATTGATTCATTAAATGAAGCTGTAAACATGAGCATTTCGATGTCAGGTGAAACTGCTGATGACGTAGCAACATTAATGAAGATGGTAAAGGACGCAGGCGGTAAGCCAGAGATAATGGCGCCTATGCCGAAACTGTCACCAAGAGATGACATAGAAAAAAGTTTAAAGGTAATGGATTTACCTATGCCACCAAAAGATGGTCCAGAGATGGGCGACATGGAGCCAGGTTGCGAAGATGAAGTAGCACAAGAAGGCGAAGGCGAATGGGACAATTCACCAGATGAGCAACACCAAGACACAGCTTATATGCAAAATGATTTAGCAGGTGGATTAAACAGACAGAAAAAATCTTATCCAAAAGTTGCAGGCGGAGATAATCCAATGGCACTTGAAGATGAAATTAGAGCTGAGCTACACGCAAAACTTTCAGAAGTAATGAAAGAAGATAAAGAAGCTAAATTTGACGAAGCTGGTTGTGGAAAGAAAATGAAAAAACTTAACGCAAGTGGCTGTACAAAAAACGAAATGAAGAAAAAAATAACTGCTGAGTATGGTTGCGATAGTAAGAAGTTTGAAAAACTATACGCAAGTCATTGCGGTTAATTAACTAATTTCCTCCCAATTAGTAAAACCAAATAGCGTCTTCGGACGCTATTTTCACCTATAAATACTAGTATGGCAACTACAAAAAGTCTAGACGGTGTTCTAACCAAAAAAGCACACCAACGTGAAAAGTTTAATGAAGCAGGAATTGAGGAACTAAAGAAATGTATAGATCCTGATACAGGGTATCTATATTTTTGTCAAAAGTTTTTTCATATACAACATCCTGTTGACGGAAAGGTTATGTTTGATCCTTTTCAGTATCAAGAACGTTTACTAGAAAGTTATCACAATCACAGATTTAATATTAATATGTTGCCAAGACAAAGTGGCAAGACAACTACTGCCGCGGCATACTTGTTATGGTATGCCATGTTTCATCCAGATCAAACAATACTAATTGCCGCACACAAATACACAGGTGCTCAAGAGATCATGCAACGTATTAGATACGGATATGAATTATGTCCTGATAGCATTAGGGCAGGTGTAACAAACTACAACAAAGGTTCAATGGAATTTGAGAATGGTAGTAGAATAGTTAGTGCTACTACAACAGGTAACACAGGAAGAGGTATGTCAATATCTTTACTATACTGTGATGAGTTTGCATTTGTTAATCCAAGTATTGCAGATGAATTTTGGACTTCGATATCTCCAACACTAGCAACAGGTGGTCGTGCAATTATCACAAGCACACCTAACTCAGATGAAGATACGTTTGCTATCATATGGAAAGAATCACAAAACAAGTTTGATGAAAGTGGCAACGAAAGTTTAATAGGTACTAACGGCTTTCATGGCTTTACTGCTAAATGGGACGAACATCCTGATAGAGATGAAGACTGGGCTAAAGTAGAAGTAGGTAGAATTGGTGAAGAAAGATTTAGACGTGAGTATGGTTGTGAATTCTTAGTTTATGACGAAACACTTATTAACAGTATTAAACTTTCTAGTTTAGAAGGTACCGAGCCTACAATGAACATGGGGCAAACACGTTGGTATGGTAAGCCAGAAGGTAATAGCACTTATGTTGTTGCACTAGATCCTGCTATGGGAACAGGTGGCGACTTTGCCGCTATTGAAGTATTTGAATTGCCAACATATAAACAAGTTGCTGAATGGCGACACAACACTACACCAATACCTGCACAGATAAGAATATTAAAAGACATTTGTAATTATATAAAAGAATGCTGTCAAAATGATGGACAAAACATCTATTGGTCAGTAGAAAACAACAGCATCGGAGAAGGTGCATTGATAGTTATTAGAGACATGGGCGAAGAGAATATACCAGGTATGTGTGTATCAGAACCCATTAGAAAAGGTCATGTACGTAAGTTTAGAAAAGGATTTAACACTACACACAGCACAAAGATAAGTGCTTGTACTAGATTAAAAAACATGGTTGAAAACGACAAGCTAACAATAAACAGCAAAGTATTAATAAGTGAACTTAAGGCTTTTGTTGCTAGTGGTAGTAGTTTTAAAGCAAAACCAGGTGAAACAGACGATCTAGTGAGTGCTTGTTTACTGAGTATGCGTATCATGGCAGTATTAAAAGATTGGGATCCTAGAGTGTATGAAACCTTCAATCAAGCGGATACAGGCGACGATGCAACACCGCCCATGCCTATATTTGTTTCAACAAACATAAGATAAATAGTTATATGAGCAATATGAACAATATATCAGATCAGCTATTTGCTAAGATTAGAGGCAGATTTCCATCAGTTACAATCGGTGACGAAAACGGAGTTGTAACAGACGAGCCTAAGTTAGCACGTTATTTTGACTTTGACTACAAAGTAGGCGAAGATTCATTAGGTAAAGTAAGTGTGTCACTTACTGAAAAAGAAGTTGCTGTAACATACAACAACACTTTTGTAAGCGAACAGCCAGATAGCATCAAAGGACAGTGGTACGATTTTCTAAAAGAATTAAGATCGTTTTCCAAAAGAAATATGCTTAACTTTGATACACGTGATATAACAAAAAGTAATCTTGATAAAAGAGATTACTCACACTTAACTAAACAGAACGATACTGCCGGAGACAAAACAATGAGTGAATCAAAAATGTACGGCACTAGTAGAACAAGTTACGAAGATGTAGACAAAGCTAGGCTAGTACTTAAACATACACAACCAGTTAACCAAGAGTTACCTGGAGCAAGAACACAACACGTACACAGCATTTATATTGAAAGTGACAGTGGCGAAAGATTTAAATATCCATTTAGACACTTGAATGGTGCAAGAGCTTTAGCTAGACACGTAAGCGAAGGCGGAAATTTATATGATGACTTTGGTAAACATATCGTTTCACTCAGCGAAGAATTATCAAAGCTACGTCAATTTAAAACTTACATGAATCGTTCAGCTGTAATGGCAGAAGGTTTATCAGGTTACATGGATCTAGTTAACGAAAGACTAGACACAATTAAAACTGAAGTATTGAAATTGCAACGTGCAGGACATTACGCAGAAACAGTTAAAGATTTTAAACCAGCTGTGATGGAAGAAGTTCCAGAAGAATTACAAAACAGTTGGATTGACGAACTAACTATTAGAACTTTTAACGAAGAACTAAAAAGTGTATTCCCATACATTAACAAGTTAGTAAGTGAAAAGAATAAAATTGAAGAAGTAGGTCCAAGTGATATGGGCATGAACAAATACGGTTTGTCAGCAGTACACAAGGGCGGAAAATTTTATTCTTACAGAGATGGAAAAGAAACAGGTGGACCATTTGATTCAATGGAAGAACTTGCAAAACATCAAGAAGAATTAATTCAAGACGAAGCTATGGGACACGAAGGTGGATCAGAAGCACACGCACACAAGATTGATATCGATGGTGACTATGATGAAGACAGAGGCATTAGCGAAAAAGATTGTGAAGAAATGGAATATGCTTGTGGAAAAGCTGGTATCAAATGTAAATGCGAGCCAGATGAAATGAGCCAAGGTGGAGTTATTGTACACACAATGGCACCACGTGATGCAGTAATAGATGCTTTGGACAAAGAAGGTTATTCTGTCAATGAGGACAGCGACCTACATCCAGAAGCAGAATTCGAAAATGAATTATCCATGATAGTGGGAGAGACAGAAGATGCTTTAATTAACGGTGAAGGTAAAGACCAAGAAGCCGCAATTAAAAAACTAAATGGCTTAATGGCACAGCATTTCCCGGCTGGTGTTAATGGTAACAATGCTGTTCAAAGTTTGAAGGGCATCATAGATGACCCGATGCTACTCGATATGTTTAAGAAAGTAGGACAAAAAGATGCAGACCAGTGCATAAGACCTTTAGTAGTAAAATACGTAAAAGCGAAAGCACCTACTATTTCATCTAAAATTGATTCAGGTGATATGGAAGCTCCTACAGAAGAGTCAATGGACTTGAAAGACAAGGAAGATTACAAAGCAAAGAAAAAAGCATTACAAGATATCCAAATGGATCCAAACACGCACAAAGACGAAAAGTTAAAGAAAGAACTTATGCGTAAGAAAGCAGATTTGGACTCAGCGGCAAAAGACAAAGGCTACAAGGAAGATGATGACACTATTGATGTTAAAATTGGACCAGATGGTAGTCTTGAAAAAGATGACAAAGCGATGAACAAAGAAGACGATAGAACACCAGGTGAGAAGTTAGAAGAATTGGTTAAGTCACATTACGACTACACTTCTAATTCATTTCCAAAAGGTGAAACTGCTATCGTAACTGCTTGTGAAAAAGAGTTTGGCGATAAGGCAATACCATTTGCTGTTAAAATGATCGAAAGACTTAAAGGCGGTAAAGATCGCGAGATGGAAAGAATTAAACACCTAGCAGGTGTATAAGAATTTATAAAGCCACTTTTTTGGCATCATAAAGGTTGACTTTATAAGTAAGTTTGTGTATTATAGTAAATGTACTGCACAATCAAGGCAATACAACAACAAGCAACGAAGGCTTAAAAATTATAGGAGGCTTATATTATGGCTACATTAGCAGAAATTCGTGCAAAACTAAAAGAACAGGAAACCCGCTCATCGGGTCAATCCACAGGCGGCGACAACGCCATTTACCCATTTTGGAACTTAAAGGAAGGCGAAACATCAACTGTTCGTTTCTTACCTGACGGTGACGAAAACAATACATTTTTCTGGCAAGAACGTTTGATGATCAAACTTCCATTTGCTGGAATCAAAGGTGAGACAGACTCTCGCCCTGTACAGGTACAAGTACCTTGTATGGAAATGTATGGGGAAACTTGCCCAGTACTTTCAGAAGTACGTGGTTGGTTTAAAGACAAGAACTTAGAAGACATGGGACGTAAGTATTGGAAAAAACGTTCATATGTATTCCAAGGCTTTGTTACAGACAATCCTTTAAAAGAGGATACCACTCCAGCAAATCCAATTAGACGTTTCATAATTGGTCCACAAATATTCCAAATTATTAAAGGAGCATTAATGGATCCGGATATGAACGAACTACCTACTGATTATACAGCAGGTGTAGACTTTAGGATTGCTAAAACATCAAAAGGTGGTTATGCAGACTACTCAACATCAAATTGGGCTCGTAGAGAGAGACCATTAGATGAAGCAGAGTACAAAGCTATTGAAGATAGCGGTTTGTTTAATCTAAGTGATTACTTGCCTAAGAAACCAGATGAGGTTCAAGTTGGCGTAATTAAAAAGATGTTTGAAGCATCAGTTGACGGTGAAGCATACGACATGGAACAGTTTGGTCAATACTTTAGACCAGCAGGCGTAAGTGCAAGAACAGGTGATCCTGTAAAAGCAAGTACTCCAACTCCAGCGGCGGCTCCAGCACAGGCGGCACCAGTAGTAGAAGCTACTGCAACGGCTCCAGTGACACCAGCGGCAACTACTGAGTCAGCAACTGCACCAGCAGACAATAATAAAGCGGAAGACATTCTTGCAATGATCCGCAACAGACAACAGTAATTATATTAGGGGTGTGTTGTAACAGGCACACCCCAAGTATATGGATTAAGGAGATATAATGGCTAATAAAGCATTTGACGTTTCTAAGTTTCGAAAAAACTTAACAAAATCTATCACAGGCATGAGTAGTGGATTTAACGATCCGACTGATTGGATTTCGACAGGTAACTATGCCTTAAACTATCTTATTAGTGGCGACTTTAACAAAGGTGTTCCGCTAGGTAAGGTAACTGTTTTTGCAGGAGAATCTGGTGCAGGTAAAAGTTATATCTGTGCAGGTAACATTGTAAAGGCGGCACAGGATCAAGGTATCTTTGTAGTATTAATTGACTCAGAGAATGCACTTGATGAAGCTTGGTTACAAGCACTTGACGTAGACACTACGCCAGAGAAACTACTTAAACTAAACATGAGTATGATTGACGATGTTGCTAAAACTATTAGTACATTCATGTCAGAATACAGAGAAATGACAGACGAAGACCGACCTAAGGTGTTGTTTGTTATTGATAGTTTGGGTATGTTACTAACACCTACAGATGTTGATCAGTTTAATAAAGGTGATATGAAGGGTGATATGGGTCGTAAGCCTAAGGCATTGACTTCACTTGTTCGTAACACAGTTAATATGATTGGTGCACACAACGTAGGACTAGTATGTACTAACCACACTTACGCATCACAAGATATGTTTGATCCAGATGATAAAATATCAGGTGGACAAGGATTTATCTATGCAAGTTCTATTGTAGTAGCAATGAAGAAATTGAAACTAAAAGAGGACGAAGATGGTAAGAAAGTAACAGATGTACGTGGTATTAGAGCGGGTTGTAAGGTCATGAAGACTAGATATGCAAAACCGTTTGAAGGCGTACAGGTTAAGATTCCTTATGAAACAGGTATGAATCCATACAGTGGATTGGTTGACTTGTTTGAGAAAAAAGGACTGTTAACTCAACAAGGTAATAGACTTAAATACGTGGACAGTAAAGGTAAGGAAAACTTAGAATATCGAAAAGACTGGTCGGGTGATAAACTAGACATAATTATGAGTGACTTCGATAAGTTATCCACAGAGCCAACTGTCGAAGAGGAAACTATTAACCCTGAGGAGTAAACTGATATGGATGGTACACAGATAGTAGAGACTTGGCAAGTATTTAAAGAGTATTTGGACAAAAAGCATATTGAAACTGTAGCAGAAAAGTTTGTAGATTTATGTGCAGACTTTGGTACAGAAGATGAAGCATTTAGAGATGCTTTAGGTTCAGATGGTGACCTTGACCAAGCTATTGGGTATTATTTAGAAGAAGACGTAGACGACTTAGAAGACAACTACAACGATGTTGACGAGGATTATTAATGGGTTGGTATTCTGATATTGCAAAAGACGTAGGTAAGATACCTGACGCTATACAATACTTTGAAGATGAATTGGCTGAAGCAAAAGGTCAAATTCGTATTAAGGGTAACGTAGAACGTGCGGCGGCAGAGATGCCAGGTCTTGTTGAACAACGTTTCAATCAACTACAAGAGCTTGAAGCAATTTTAGAATATCTAAACATTGAGCTTCGAAGACTTCGTAGTAGTTTCTTTAAGAAGTATTTAGAGAATTATGCACGAGCATTATCTAGCAGAGACGTTGAAAAATATGTAGACGGCGAAGCTGACGTTGTTGATTATGAAAAAATAATTAACGAGTTTGCATTAATGCGTAATAAATGGTTAGGCGTAACAAAGGCACTAGATCAAAAACAATGGCAACTTACTAACATAGTTAAGTTAAGGGTTGCAGGAATGGAAGACGCAAGTCTGTAAGTTCCAGATTAACATAACAAGGAAATAAAACTTTATGAAGATGAGTGAAACTCAACCAACTAACATTGCCAAACAATATGGTGGTAACGTTAGAGAAACTGTAAACCATGCGGAAAGAACTGACTTACCTGGTGCACGACAATCAATTCAGAAATGGGATATGATTCCATCTGCAGATTTTGTACAAAGGGTAGCTGGAGAGTTTGTTAGACAAACATCAGATGATCTTTTCAAAGGTAAGAAAGTTGTTGTGTTCAGTTTACCGGGTGCGTTTACACCTACTTGTTCAGAACAGCAATTACCTGCATACGAAGAAATGTATGACAGGTTTAAACAAGCTGGAGTAGACGAGGTGTATTGTGTATCAGTAAATGATGGTTTTGTAATGAATGCTTGGGCTAAAGAACTAGGCGTTGAAAAAGTAAAACTATTAGCTGACGGGAATGCCGACTTCACTGATTCAATGGGTATGCTTTGTACTAAAAGAGCAAAAGGTTTTGCTAATAGAAGTTGGAGATATTCGTTGTATGCAGTTAATGGAATCGTTCAAGAAGCATTTATTGAACCTGGATTTAATCACAAAGATGAGGACGACGATCCTTACACTTGTACAGATCCAGAGACAATGATCCAAATCATAGAAGCAGACGCCAGGTAATATCTAAATACTACTATGAAAGTAGTATTGGTCACCGGCGGCTTTGATCCGTTACATTCAGGACACATTTCTTATTTTAAAGAAGCGAAGAAGCTCGGCGACAAACTAGTAGTCGGGCTTAATAGCGACGAATGGCTTACACGTAAGAAAGGACAACCTTTCATGCCAATCAAAGAACGTGTAGAAATAATCAGAAACTTAAAAATGGTAGATGACGTTCTTACTTGGGACGACAGTGATGATTCTGCCTCTGGTGCAATATTTAAACTAATGGCTACATCAGGGTATGGACACGATGTAATATTTGCTAATGGTGGAGATAGAACAGATAAGAACATACCTGAAATGTCTACTTGGCACGATAAGGTTGAATTTGTTTTCGGCGTTGGTGGTACTGATAAGAAGAATTCTAGCAGTTGGATTTTGCAAGAGTATAAATACCCTAAAACAACAAGACAATGGGGGTACTACAGAGTGCTACACGAAGACGGCCCTACAACTAAAGTCAAAGAATTAACTGTTGACCCAGGCAAAAGATTATCAATGCAACGCCATCAAAAACGTGCCGAGTATTGGTTAGTAACAGAAGGTACTGCAACAGTTTATACAATTAACAGAACTTCAACAGATTTTGAAATACAAGGTGTATACGAAAAACATCAGTCCTTAAGAATTGATGAAGGTGATTGGCATCAGTTAGCAAATGAAACAGACAAGCCAGTTAAGATTGTAGAAATACAATATGGTGAGAACTGTGTTGAAGAAGACATAGAAAGAAAGTAATGGAGTTTGAAACTTTTAAAAATCCTACACAGGACGTTAAAGACGCGGTTTTAAAATCTGCAGACTACAGTATGACTAGCGGAAGACGTTTGGCGCATACATACGTAACTGTGCAAGAGCTAGACGCCAATAACATTGAGGGTGACATAGTAGAATGTGGTGTATGGAAAGGTGGACAAATCATTAGTGCCTACCTTGCAAACACACAAACTAAAAGAAAGTTTTGGTTGTTTGATACGTTTGAAGGAATGACACAACCAACAGAACACGATTTTAGATTACAAGCAGACGGAGTTACTAGAGGCTATGCCAAGGACAGTGGCAAAGCAAAACGTGGTTTCGACCAATGGTGTAGATCAGAAATACAAGAAGTGCAACAGAATTTATCAAAGTTTAATATGCCAATGGAACAAACAACATTTGTTAAAGGCGACATAGTACAAACACTAAACAATCCAAGCAACGTACCAAATAAGATTGCATTGTTAAGACTAGATACAGATTGGTATGAGTCAACATTAAAAGAATTACAAGTGCTTTGGCCTAAATTGGTTGTAGGCGGATACATGGTACTAGACGATTATGGAAGTTGGCAAGGCAGTAAAAAAGCCTTTCATGAGGTGTTTGGAGATAGTCTCGAGATACATAATATTGACGGTAAAGCTGTTTATATTAAGAAAGATAAAGAATGAGTAATAAAGTATTTGTCGGATATGACACAAGAGAAGATATAGCATACCAAGTATGCGAACACAGTATCTTACAGCATAACAAAGATGCAGAAGTCATTCCTTTAGTACAAAAGGATATGAGAGATACCAAGTTGTATTGGAGAGGTGAAGATAAACTTGCAAGTACAGAGTTTACGTTTACACGTTTTCTTATTCCTCATCTTTGTGATTACAAAGGCTGGGCATTGTTTGTTGACAGCGACATTATCTTTTTAGAAGACGTAGACAACTTATTTGCATTAGCAGATGACAGCAAGGCTGTTATGTGTGTACATCATGACTACACACCTAAACCAGGAACTAAGATGGACGGACAAGTACAAACACAATACCCAAGAAAGAATTGGTCAAGTGTAGTATTATGGAACTGCGGACATCCTAGTAATCAAAAAATTACAGTGGACATGGTTAACAATCCCAACTACGATGGAAAATATTTTCATAGATTTAGTTGGTTAGATGATAGTGAAATTGGTGAGATACCTAAGGACTGGAACTATCTAGTTGGTTGGTATACAGACGGAACCCCAAGAGCATTACACTACACGGAAGGTGGACCATGGTTTAAAAATTATAGAAATTGCGATTACCACCAGGAATGGAAGGACGTTCTTTCTAGCATGATGGAGAATAAGGATGAGTGAAACTCATGGAGAGTGGGATCCTAGGAACTTGACACCAGAGATGAAAGAATTAGTTGATTCAATATTATACGGAGTAGCAATAGGTAGCAATAGACACGCCATTGAAGCTATACAAAAAGTATTTGACGACCAAGTAAAAAATCCTAAACTAATATGTATCGACAGCGGTATTAAAAAAGTAGAAAAGAAAGTTAAGGGCACCTTTGGTATTGTTGATTCCTTTGTTATGGGAATGGCATTAGGTAGTGGTGGAAAATATATTAGGGCAGATAACGTAGCAGACTATTGGGATCATCCTGCTCCTTTTCTTGTACGTGGATTAGGTAAACAAAAAATTATCAAAGAATGTATTGCACGTGGTAAAGACTTTTACTTTATGGACACAGGTTACTTAGGTAACAATCCTAGCCCACGTAATCCTAACGGTAAGAAAACTTATCATAGAATTGTAAAGAACGCATTACAAAATCTTCATATGCCAGACAGAGAAGAAAATCCAAATGCGTTTGGTGGAGAACGTTTTAAACAATTAGGAATAGGATTCAAAGAACACACCGCAGGTAGAAAAGTTTTAATTGTTCCACCAAGTGAAAAAGTAATGAAATACTTTGAAGAAGATTTAGAAGAATGGATCAAGAACACATTAATAGAAGTTAAGAAGCACACAAACAGACCAGTTGAAGTTCGTAAGAAGCCTAGCAGAGAAGCTCGTGTTAGTAGTAGCACAATGGAACAAGCATTGGAAGATGATGTACATTGTTTAGTTACATACAACAGTATAGCATCATTAGAAGCTATGGTATATGGCAAACCTGCAATAGTATTAGGGCCAAACTGTGCTGGAGACATTGCCGAAGATAGTTTACATAGAATTGAATTTGTAAAACACCCAGGAAGAAAAAACTTAACTTACCTTTGTAGATACCTAAGTAATAATCAGTTTACATACGAAGAGATGTTAAATGGGTATGCTTGGAGGAAATTAACGTGCGAGTAGTAGGATACACAAAAGTTATACCACCCGGAAAAGCATTAAAGCCGAACAAAGAAAATCACAAACTTGATATTATTAAAAATTTTATTGAGGGTGTGCGTATGGCAGGTGATACGGGATTGGTATACAACGGATTTGAAATGATGGATTGTGATGTTGCAATCATGCAAGGCTTTGTACATGACAGAAGTGCTCATGTACCACACATTAACTTGCGGAGAAACATTACAATGAACACACGTAACAAAGCATTTATTACCGCAGACAGTAATCTTTTTTTATATAAAGCAAAGCAAAACGCACCCTTTCATTATTTAAGATACAGTATCAATGGTGTGTTTAATAACACAGGAACATACTGTAACGATAATCCAGGTGACGAACAATGGAAAAAGATTTCACGTGACTTAGGTGTTACTGTTAAGCAGTGGTCAATTAATGAACGTGAACACGTACTATTATGTTTACAACGTAATGGTGGTTGGAGTATGAAAGGTAAAGATGTTGTAGCTTGGGCTAATCATAAGATTGCAGAGATTAGACGATACACAACTAGACCAATTATTGTAAGACCACACCCGGGTGATAAGAAGGCACCAGACTACATAAAAGGTATCACAGGACCAGATGTACGCATTAGTTTCGAGCCTATGATAGAACACGACCTAGCAAAAAGTTGTGTAACTATTGGCTTTAACAGTAGTCCTTTGGTAGCAAGTGTTATAGAAGGTGTACCAATTATTTGTGAAGACTACCAAGCTAGTCAAGTAGAAGAAGTTTGCCATAAAGAAATAAGCGACATAGCAAGACTAAAACCATTTGATAGAGACATATGGATTAAAAAGATTGCACAATGCCATTGGAGTTTTAAAGACTTACGTGATGGTGTTGCATGGCAACATATGAAAAGGTATTTGGAAGTATGAACATCACAGTAGTAACAACATTTCATCAGCCTGGCTTAGAACAATACGGACAACGTTTTATTAATTCATTTAGTGAAAAAGTTGATCCAAAAATTAAATTGGTTGTGTATGCAGAAAAGTGCATTCCTGTTAATCCAGATGAAAGCAGAATAACAATACACGATGCTGACGCAACACTACCAGACTTACAAAAGTTTAAAAGCATTTGGGGACAAGTTCCTAAAGCTAACGGTAAATGTCCTTGGCCTGAAAGAAGACCAAGAGATAATCATAAAGAATTTAAATGGGACGCAGTAAGATTTGCAAACAAAGTTTATGCTGTATTCCACGAAGCAAAGAAAGACGATACAGATATACTTGTATGGATGGACGCAGATACTTATGTACACAGTCCTATTACATACGGAGAGTTTAGATTACTAGTGCCGCCACAGGCTTGGTTGCATTACTTAGGTAGAAATAGAAAATGGCCTGAGTGTGGCTTCTATGGTCTTACATTACGTAGTCCAGGTTGCGATGCTTTCCTTAAAGAGTTTCAACGTGTATATGATGAAGCTGAACAAGGAATATTTTTAATGGAGGAATGGCACGATAGTTATGTGTTCTGGGAAGTATTAAAAAAGATACAAGTTCAATACCCGAACGTAAAAGACTTTAGTGGACATTTAGTGAATGGAGAAGGGCACCCGTTGATCAACTGTGAGCTTGGCAAATACTTTGATCATTTGAAGGGTGTACGAAAATCGGAGGGACGTAGTAGAAAGAGAGACCTACTGCAACCACGTAGCGAGAATTATTGGAATGAAAGTTAGTTTATTTAGAGAGTATGGTGCACAAAATAGTAAACCCGTGTTTGACGCTTTTGCAGACAGTCTTGTGGATGCTGGGCATACCGTTGTTGATAATGACTATAGCAGTGATGTTGCTGTTATTTGGTCTGTCCTTTGGCATGGCAGAATGGCTGGAAACAAAAAAGTTTGGGATGACTTCCACGCACACAACAAAAAAGTAATCGTATTAGAAGTAGGCGGCCTGAAACGAGGCACCACATGGAAGGTAGCAATCAATGGAATTAATCGAGACGCCGCGTTTGGTCCTGATGGCAATGGCAGTGATCGTGCTAATTTACTGGGCCTCAAATTAAAACCTTGGTCACTAGGCGGTGACAGAATTATAATTTGCGGACAGCATGACAAGAGTCATCAATGGCGCAACCAACCCAACCTAACTGCATGGTTAGGAAATACAATCAACTCTATCAGAGAAGTTACAGATATGCCTATATATTGGCGACCTCACCCAAGGTGTCCTGTGCCTATGATAGAACATGACCATAAGAACGTACACAGACAACAACCTACACAAATAAAAGATACATATGACGACTTTGACTTTGATTGTGAAGGTGCGTATGCTGTAATTAACTTTTCAAGTAACCCTGCCACCCAGGCAGTAATAGAAGGTGTACCAGTGTTTACAGGTCCTAGCAGTTTAGCTTGGCCTGTTGCTAACCCAGACTTTACTACGTTAGGTATGCCAAAACGTCCCGATAGAACACAATGGCTCAACGATATTGCATACACTGAGTGGACATTGGAAGAAATCGCACAAGGAAAACCACTAAATCGCTTGACTTCTTACCTATAATATCGTATAATAATACGATGTACAATAGACCTATATCTAAAAAAGCATTAAACACAGAAGACTGCCTAGAAATAGTTGCTGGTATCAGTGAGCTAAAGTATAGTGGTGACGAAGAATTGGAGAAGGTCCAAAACTTTAAACTGCATGAAGACAATGCTAATATCATGTTTAGTTTTGCTAAACAAGTATTTAGAGGCACGGCTCTTACTGCAAAGCAATATACACTAGCTAAAAAACTGTTGCTAGAATACTACACAGATCAATTTGATGCACATGAAATAGATTTAAAAGTAGCAGTAGAAAAATTAAGATTTCCATTACGTGAAATAGACGGTAGCCATTGGATCAAGTTTGTAGATTACAAAGGCGAAAAGATGTTAGCTATTAGATTTCCTTTTAATAAAAAAGTTATAAAGCATCTTGAAGAATTAAAAAATTCATCTGACAAAGAATATTTTTATGACAAGCACACACATTACTTTCCACAAAAAGAAAAATACATATGGAAGATTGTCAACATTAGCAAACAGTTTGCAGATGCAAAGTTTGAAATACAAGATGAGATTTTGGAATTATACAAGCAGTTAGAAGTGTTTGAAAAAAATCCACAAGACTACATACCAGGCATATACAATTTTAAATTTAAAAACTTACCTGTCAAAGCAGTTGACAATATGTTTGAAGAATTAGGTGAGCCTAACTATAATAACTTGTACAAGTATTACGATAGAAGATATTATTACGGATTAAATTACTTTGATGATCGTGCATTAGTAGAAAGTATTAGTGGCAGAGAAACGTTAACTAAAGCAATCATTAATCGTAATTCAAGTCTTATTTGCGTAGATAAAACTAAATGGGACATGGCAACAGTACTCAAAGCCGTTGACGAATTAGAAAGATATCCTCTTTTAATTCTTATTGATGCCAAACAAGGTTACAGTGAAGTTACTCTGTATCACAACTTGCTTAGATACTACATACCAAAGGAACAAATGTCCGTTATGTTTAGATTGGATAACAAGTTAGGCAATGAAGCTATACAATTTAACCAATACATCAAGACTCAGGGATTAAATAATATAGTTGACAAGAACACAAAAATAGTGTATATTAGTAATAATAAGATTCCTAAACCTTTAATGAAACAAGGGTTTAGACCAAAAGGCATTCTCACAATAGGCAGTAAAAAAATTGCTAATAACATCGACAGTTATGTGAGTGCTCATGATCTTGTTATGCAGTATGATGATGACGCAAGTCCTCATTATAGTTACGGATATATGAAGGCAGATATAATATAATGATAAGTTGTAGAATAATAATACAAGATGAAGTTAACGTCAAGGTAGAAAATTTACCTGTTGAATACAGACGTAAGATAGCTAACAAGCTGAAGTTCCAGGTGCCCTATGCACGTTACCTTCCTCAATATAAACTAGGGAGATGGGATGGAACTGTGGCTTTTTTCGGAATTGGTGGTACTGGTTACGTTAATCATTTGGATATCATTGTAAACACACTTGTAGAAGCAGGTGTTGAAATTGCAGACATTGTTGATCATAGAGACAAACATGATCTTACATTTGATGAGATAGATGAAAACTATTGGGCTCATAAGAATTGGCCTAAAGGACATCCAGCTGAAGGACAACCAATCATATTAAGAGATTACCAAGTGGAGACTGTTAACAAATTTATAGAAACTCCACAATGTTTACAAGAGGTGGCAACTGGTGCAGGTAAAACAATTATTACTGCTACACTATCGCACTTATGCGAGAAGGTAGGTAGAACACTTGTTATTGTACCAAACAAATCACTTGTAACACAAACAGAAGAAGATTATGTAAATGTCGGACTAGACGTAGGCGTTTACTTTGGCGATAGAAAAGAACTAGGCAGAACACATACAATTTGTACTTGGCAAAGTTTAAACATACTAGACAAGAAAACAAAAGATGGAGAGGCAAAACTAACACTAGCTGAATTTTTAGATGGTGTGCAAACAATTATTATTGATGAAGTTCATCAAGCAAAGGCAGACGTATTAAAGAAATTACTAACACAAAACTTAAGAAATGCACCCATACGTTGGGGCTTAACAGGAACTATACCCAAGGAACAGTTTGAATTCCAAAGTATACTTGCAAGTATTGGTCCTGTGATTAATCAAATCAGTGCAAAAGAATTACAAGACAAAGGTGTATTATCCAAGTGTCATGTAAACGTTGTACAACTGCTTGATACTAATGTATACAACTCTTATCAAGAAGAACTCAAATATCTTGTAACAAATAAAGATAGAGTTAAATACTTGGCCAAGATGTGTAGCAACATTAAGGATAGTGGCAACACCCTAATACTTGTAGATAGAATTAGTGCAGGAGAACAACTCTGCGAAGCAATACCCGATTCTGTTTTTATTAAAGGTGATGTTAAACTAAAAGACCGTAAAGAGCAATATGATGAAATTAAAGAAGCAACTAACAAAGTACTTATCGCGACATATGGAGTCGCTAGTGTGGGCATTAACATTCCTAGGATTTTCAATCTCGTACTTATCGAGCCTGGCAAATCTTTTGTAAGAGTAATTCAATCAATAGGTAGAGGCATTAGAAAAGCCGAAGACAAGGACTTCGTACAAATTTGGGACTTAACTAGTTCATGCAAATATGCGAAGAGGCATCTCACATCTCGTAAAAAGTTTTATAAAGAAGCAGAGTATCCTTTCACAATAGAGAAGGTTGACTGGTCATGAAGAAGTTTACTGTAGAAATAAAAGTTGGAGACGAAGTACAAGTAGGACGTTTTAGAAACGTTAGTGCTAAAATTAAAGACATACAGATAGATGCAAAAGGTCAACCCGTCATAGTAACTAGTAAAGGGCCTAAGAATTTGTTTAGTTGTAGACTAGCAAAACTTGATCCCGATACAGGCAACTTAACGCCAAAACAAATAATGGATAAGAAAAGTAAATGAGAATATTAACATTAGAAAACGATACGTTTCATCTGAATAACTTACCAGAGGAACTAACAGAAGACGTCCGCTTTAGTGTGCTAGATAATAGCAATCCTAAAGAACCTGATTTCTTTTTTATGCCTTTAATATTTCTAGAAAGTTTTAATTCACCAGCAATGGTACTAGAGATAAACGGTAAAGAAATCACAATGCCAGTTGATTGGAACCTAGCAGTAGGAGATAGTGAAGGAGGTGGAGATATAGAAGTGTTGCCTTTAACAAGTTTAAATGATAGAGGCTTTGAAGCATTTCTTTTTAATCCATTAACAAGCTATACAATGAATTGGGGAGAAGTAAAAATTACAAACTTCTACAATGATATGAAATGGTATTTTCCTAAAACTAAAAACGGACAACTATTAGGTGTACCAATTACGGACGGACCTAAGCCTTTATGTGCTTGGTTCATTAAAGATATTAGTAGACAAAGTGAAATGATAGATTATGGATTACTCATCTGATAAAATAGTACTAGAAGTATACACTAACCAACAATACGTAATGGATCAGTGTCAACCCACGTTGGCAAAGAACTTTATACCTGAGTGGTGGAAGAGCTTACCAGCTCAGAGAACACATACGAATTTACATACAGGCGGAAGTCCTGTACCAATTAGTAGCATGAAACAATGTCCTGCTATTAATGAAATACTAAAGCAAGGTGTTATATTTCCTAGTTGGTGTGAACTACATCTTAAAGCTGATAAGATGGGTAGACTAGATCAAAGAGTGTTTCCAGAACATACTGCAATGATACCACATGATGAACAAGATTGGACTTTCCATAAGCCAGACTACTCTCATGTTAAGGTTGGTAGTCCTTGGTTAATAAAAGAATCCACAGGTGTAAAATGGTTGTGGATAAAACCTGAATGGCATCAAAAAGACCCAACTGCATATTGGGGTGTACCTGGTATTGTTGAATACAAACACCAACACGCAGTACTTAACAACATAATGGTTAAACACGGTACAGAAGTAAAAATCAATACTGGAGATCCTTGGTTGCAATTAATTCCAATGTCAGAAAAGCCAATTGAGGTCAAATGCCAGCTCGTGAGTGATACAGAAATGAATAGATTAAATACTACTAACATAAGTTCTGTTGGAAGTTATGGCAAGTCAATTAGGAATAAAAAACGTCAGGAAGGTAGATTAAATGAAAACGATTAGTGAAGAATATGTTCATCAGTTGTCACAACTGCATGATGCAAAAGCATCTTTCGGAGATGCAAAAGGATTAAAGGCTATTGAAAAATGGTTAAAAGAATTTAAACCTCAATCAATTTTTGATTACGGTTGTGGTAAGGGCGGAGTGGTACAAGCACTCAGAGAAAATTACAAAGACATTAATGCAGTAGGTTGGGATCCAGGGCACCCAGAGTTTCAAGAAAGACAACCAGGACCATTTGATATGCTTATTAGTACTGACGTTCTAGAACATATCGAACCTGTGTTCCTAGACAACGTGCTAAAAGATATGCACGAAACATTTGCCAGAAACGCATTCCTTATTATTGCTACAAGTCCTGCTAAGAAGTTTCTACCAGACGGACGTAATGCACACTTGATTGTTGAAACACCAGGTTGGTGGAAAGACAAGATTGAACAAAATATGCCTGGCATCAAAATTATTCATCATGAGTTTGTAGAAAAAACAAGAACAGATAAACAAGGTAAGGTTCACCCAAACAACAAGTATATTGTAGTATTGGGGAAGTAGATGTCGTTTACTAATTTAATTACTAATGCGATTGATACTGTAGTAGATGACTTACGTGCTAAAGGTAATCCTAGTGTTTGCGAACTAGGTAACCAACGTATAAAAAATAATAAATCAAGAGCTGTAATGTTTAATAGACTAAACATTCACAATCAAACTATTACTTCTACCAAAGACTTTTTCCTTGCAATAGGATTCAAAGAGTATGTTGCTATCGATGTTAACACAGAGAAAGATGCAATAGCAATGGATCTTAATACAGATATCAGTAAACAATACAATTATAATAAACAGTTTGATCTAGTCACTAACAACGGTACAGGCGAACACGTATTCAATCAATATACAGTATATAAAAATATGCACGATCTAACAAAGGTAGGAGGGTATATGATTCATGTACTTCCTTTTTATCGTTGGGTTGATCATGGCTTCTTTAACACACAGCCTAACTTGTATCCTTGTTTAGCAAATCAAAACGATTACGATTTGTTAGGACTATGGATAGGAACTAGTGATGGACAGAAGATTGAGAAGTGCAAAGTTACTGCATTAAGAAGATACAAAGGTTATAGACACGACTTCCAATTAGATACTTGGGAACGTGACCCTATGGTTGTTGCTATTATGAAGAAGAAAAATAACAACAAATTTCAGATCCCACAGCAGGAGTTGTATGCGGGAGATAACATCACCAGCGATGAGATAAGTGACAGATATAAATGAACAATCAGTTAAGTGTATTACAAAATTTTAAACCAGAAAACCTGAAGACGGATCCGTTTCCTTACATATACATTCCAGAAGTTTTACCTTGGGACTTATATGAAAGACTAGAAGCAGAGTATCCTGAACAGCATTGTACTAAAGGTCAAACAACAGGCTTTGGTACTATGCGTTACCAACAACACGAGTTTGATTACGAGAACGTAGTAACTCCTTTATGGCGTGACTTTGCCGCATATCATACAAGCAAAGAATATAAAGACGAGCTTATACGTGCATTTAGAGAGCCTATGACACAGCTATATCCTAAGGGTAGATTCGCAGAAGACCTATACACAAAGTATATAAGGTCAGATACTAGTCCTAGAAAAGCACCTGTAGGTTCAACAGTAAGAATGGAATTACAATTTGTAATGAACGCAATAGATCACAAACACATACGTACACCACACGTAGATCAATCAAAAGAATTATTTGCTTGTTTGTTTTATTTTAAGAAGCCAGAAGATACTAAAGAAGATGGCGGACTAAACATTTATAGAAACACAGCAGGTAAACAATGGAGAAGGGTAACTGGTCGTGAAGCAGTAGCAGACGACATTGAAGTTGTAGATCATGTACCTTACAAACGCAACACAATGGTTTGCTTTTTAAACTCTGTTGATAGTCTACACGGTGTTACACCAAGAAATGAACCAACACATATAAGACGTTATGTTAACATTGACGGACATATTGTTGAGAAGTTATTTGCGTTTCAAGATTAGGAGTAATAATGAAAGCAGGAAAAATATGGGGACAAACAGAACTTATCCATGTAAATGGTGTTCTTGAGTTTCACAGAATAGAATTTAAAAAAGGATTCAAATGTTCAGAGCATGAACATCAATATAAATGGAACGGATTCTTTGTTGAGTCGGGCAAGATGCTTGTTCGAGTTTGGCAGGATGACCAAGGACTAGTTGATGAAACTATTCTTGGTGCTGGTGAGTTTACTCAGGTTAAGCCTGGTAAGATTCATCAGTTTGAAGGTATCGAAGACGGTGTTGCCTTTGAATTGTACTGGGCGGAGTTTAACCATGATGACATTGTTAGACGTACGGTTGGTACAGAAGTAGAAAAACAAAAATAGAAGGAGGAACGAATGTTCTCAAAACTACTTGACGGTGTTGATAAAGCACTTGTCACAAAACTTGTAATTTTACACACATTGGTTATTGCTGTGTCTAATTACCTCGTAACAATTAGATTTGATTTATTCCCCGGCGCAGAACTACCATTGTTTGGTAGCTTTCCATTAGCGGCGGCGGCTTTTACTTTTCCGATCGTAGTTGTTGCAACTGACTTAACAGTTAGGTTAGTTGGTAAAGAAGCAGGAAGGGCCGTTGTTGCAATGGCAATTATTCCGGCTATCGTTGCATCGGTGCTTGTATTACTTGCACTAGGTGACGAACACGCATATAGAGTTGGCCTTGCATCAGGTACTGCATACGCAATTGGTACGATGTTAGACGTGTATGTGTTTCAACATATTAGAGAAAAGTATACTGATATGTGGTGGGCGGCTCCGGCAATTTCAACTGTCGCGGCAAACGTCATTGACACTTACGCATTTTTCTTTACTGCATTTGCAGGATCGACAGACGCAGAAGGCAACTTGACTTGGATAGGTGAGAACTGGCACATCGTAGCACAGAACAACACACTAACTAAGATTGCTGTAGGACTAATTGTGTTCCTACCAGCATACGGAGTTTTACTATCTTATCTCAAAAAGAGAGTTAAGTAATATCAATTAATGTAGGCCCTTCGGGGCCTACATAACTACGGAGAGTCCAATGGGGACATTAATACCTGGAGAGGCACTTATTTACGAAAGGGTTGACGAAGTGGTATATGCACGATACCGAGATGCTCCACACAATACTATACCAAGATGGGTAGTAGGTGGAAATCCAAAACAAATGGATATGTTTTACGGACAAGAGTACGAAGATATGATTGAAGCGTCCAAACATTATCCAACACTCAAAAAACAACTTGACAAATTGCAAACAATATGGTATACTATAAGAGATGAAGCAAAAGAGAAAACTGCCACTGAATGAGATCTTTATGGCCATGGACATGAACGGCAAGAGTGCGTTCAATGAATGGTCTGAAGAAGAACGAAAAGAAATTAACTATTGGTTATTAAATCGATATGCTAGTTCCGTTTCGGGTTCAAGAGAAGCAAAGGAATTGGCTGTGGTTTTGACAAATGAAAACTACAACAAGAATTGGAATGTACTAGGTACTAGGCATCCAAAACTACAATGGCAGTTGTTGTGTACACTACACAATGCAAAGAGTTCTAGCAAACATCATGTGTGGCAAGGACTAAAACAAAAAAGCGGTGACGTAAAAATAATTAAATTCTTAAAGGGAATGTTCCCTAACATGAAAGAAGATGAGGTAGAACTACTTGCTAAATTATCTACAACAAAAGAACTTAAACAGTACGCCGAAGACCTCGGGATGGATAAGAAAGATGTCAAACTCTAAACCTTATACTTGCGGATACTGTGGAGCGAGTTTTACAAGAGAGAAAACTCTAGCAGTTCATATGTGCGAAAAGAAACGTAGACATCTACAGAAAGATGAGAAACGTGTACAACTTGGCTACTTGACATTCAATAGATTCTATAAGCTATGTCAGAAAGCAAAGGAGAATAAAACGTATGAACAGTTTTGTGATAGCCCATACTACAACGCATTTGTAAAGTTTGGATCATTCGTAAACAATGTACGTCCTTTGTATCCAGAGAAGTATGTTGACTATGTTGTTACAAGCGGAGTAAGATTAGATCATTGGTGCAGAGAAGAGATGTATGAACGTTATGCACTAGAACTAATATTAAAAGAAAGTGTAGAAACTGCACTAGAACGTAGTGTAAAAACTATGATGGATTGGGGTGATGACAAAGAAGCACGTTGGCAAGATTACTTCAACTATGCAAGTTTGAATAGAGTATGCCAAGATATTAAAGATGGAAAAGTAAGTCCATGGTTAGTATTAAATTGTAAGAGCGGAAAAGAGATGTTAGGTAAAATGAATGATGAACAATTACAAATAGTGTATCATGTTATGAATCCTAATCATTGGGCTATGCGTTTTAAAAGAGGCGTAGCAGATGTTGAACTAGTGAAAGAGATCGTTAAAGAAGCAGGACTATAATGCCAGATATTGATATTGACTTTGCAAATAGAGATGTAGTGCTTGATAAGTTAACGCATCGTGTCGCAAGGTTAGACAAAAATAAGAAGCACAACACAGGAGTATATGTAACGGAATGTCCGCACAATCCTGTTGATATGTTATCTACATTAGATCATAAGACAGCAGAAGATAGAGGATATTTCAAATTAGACTTTCTTAATGTTTCGCTATATAAAGATATAAAAGATGAATCGCATCTTACTAAACTTATGACGAAGGAACCATTATGGGATTTACTCACAGAAGCAGAATTCACAAACAAATTATTTCACGTAGGAGAACACAGTTCCCTGCTAAAACAACTGAAGCCCAAGACGATATTAGAACTAGCGGCGACACTAGCGATAATAAGACCCGCAAAAAGATATCTGCAAAACAGCTCTTGGGAAGTGATACACAAGGAAGTATGGACAAAGCCAACTAGTGGTGAGTACTTCTTCAAGAAAGCACACGCAGTTGCATACGCACACGCAATAGTCGTGCAGATGAATCTAATATGCGAACAACTATATGAATCCAACTAAAGTAACATTTTTTACAAACTACGAAGAACTTAAAGAAAGTTTGCCACCCGTACCAGCGAGTAAGTTTTGGCCTGAATGGTTTAAGAAACAAAAGACTCCTGAAGTGCCTATGTCACAAGAACTTGAAGACAGAGGTGGACCTAAGACTGTAAAGAGTTGCCCTGGTATACTAGATGTTCTTAATCAAGGTTACGTTATTCCTTTATGGTGTGACTACAAAGTAGTACGTGTACCTGAAACACAAGAACAACCACAAGGTATCAGATGGAGAATGCCAGGTGGACAACAAAGTATGTTTGGTGCAAGTACGCACCCTATGGAACAGATGAATGCGTTTCCGTTTGAAGCTGATACTTTTAACGGTAGCTTTAAGTTTATGAATCCTTGGTTTGTTAAAACACCTCCAGGGTATAGTTGTATGTTTGTTGCACCTTACTATAACAAGCATAAGAATTTAGAAATAATGAATGGTATAATAGATACAGATTTATATCATGAAGCACATATTAATAGTTTCTTTACTGCACCAATGGGTGAAGAAATAACATTTGAATACGGTATGCCTATATGTCAAGTGATTCCTTTCAAGAGAGAAGATTATGAAATGGAAGTGTTGGTAGGCGACCATCGATCAATGCACAACAAAGTGACTCAGTTTATTCACAACAGCCTGTTCAAGGCACAACACTATAGACCCAAGTTAAGTCCGAAAAGGTACAAATGATATTCTGGATAGGATTCACCGTGATGGTGTTGAATGAAGGTTTCGTCATAATGCGACACGTACACCCTTGGTTCGCTAACAAAAGAGATCAACTTATTGCAACGTATGGTGCGAAGTGGAAGAAGTTTCACGCAACACTTGACTACGTATGGATAGGTGGTGTCAGTTTAGGAATACTGTTAGATTTTTCTAATTGGAAATTATATGCAACAGTATTAGGAATCTTTTGGGGTATGGTTGCAGTATGCGTTTACTTACCACTGCTAGTTAAAAAACTACGTAAGTAATTATTTCCAACCTAAGTTTTTAATATGCTTGTTAAGTTTTCTTGCAAGATTATAATGACCCTTGTCATTTAGATGACTTGAATCGCCCTCTTCATAATAGTGTGCTTCATTAAATAAATCGTCATCTGCTTCCTTGTAACTATTAAACTCATGATCCTGATCTAAGTCAAAGAAAGGATTTATACGACTGCGTAAGAACACAGTTTTAATTTTCTTATCACGTAACGCACTCATAAACATTGTATGGTGTGCTAGGAATTGTTGTTTGCCAAACTCTTCTGACACGTGTCTTTCTTCATAGTTTCTTACAAATCTACCTTCTTTAGGAAATGGTTTGTTTAACCAAGTGTGTGCTTGGCTTTTGTATCTAATGATGCTACCGCCTTCTGGACCTTCTTCACGCAACGGTCTACGTTTCTTTCCATTGTACACATTAGGTCTGTCTGGTGGATGTTGTGACCAAAACTCTTGTCTTTCAGTATTAGTATATTGTATTATCACTATGTCATCTGGACCAAGTGTATTGTTGTGCATCATGGTTCCAACTGTACGCCATATACGCCAATTAGATCCTGAGCCAGCACCCTCGTGTACATACTCCCTACCTAAGAACGCGGCTAACTGTTCTCCGTATGTATAGCTATTTTTTTCTAAGTAATCTGAAAAGCTACAACCTGCTACTACTAATTTCATTTGTCTTTTGGCTTTCTCATCAATTGTACACTCTTGCGTTTGATACGTTTAATTGACAAGTTACCTATGTTTACTACAGGACCGGTTGTAACCTTAACGTCCTTGCTGTTCATCGTAACTAGGCAATGTCTAAAGTGGTCAAACTCTTTAGGAAGGAATATGCTGATAGGTATTGTACGGTTGCTTTCAAACCACCATACTTCACCCATGTCTATGAAGTGTTTCTTTTCCTCATCTGATCGTAGCATAGTATATACGTACATACTAGTAACGAAGTTATCCTGGTTGTTTATAATACCAACGTATTCATTACCACCGTACTGTACGATGCTTAAAAAGGGGAAATTTGTTTCTATATCTTTTAGTAACATGATCTCGATAAATATGTGTATGCAGTTAACATATCGATATTTAGCAACCAATAAGTCAGTACTCATAGCAGATCTGACTAACAACATAACGGAGTATAGACCAGTGTACCAGAGAACAATGAAAGTCTACAGAGGAATAGATAATGTCTTGACCTTTGAGATTAAGAATCCAGACCAGAAGCCTGTGAGTATATTAAACACTTACACGCCTAAGTTTGTTATGTTCGACGCAAACAATAAGATGATCGTTGAACGTGACGGAACTATTAAAGAAACATCAACACCAAGTTTTAAAGGACAGTTCACAGTAACAGTAACTGAGAACGATCTTTTAAACGTGCAAGGACAGTTTTGTAGCTACAATGTTTACATGGTTGCGACAAGTGGAGACAAAACACTTACCTATGCAGATAGTCAATATGGTGCACAAGGTACGATTAAAGTTGAAGGTGATGCTTTCCCTGGTCCAGCAGACACTTACAACATTACAACGTTTACTGAAACAGGTGCAGGTACAGACATCTACTACAGTGAAACAATCACAGCCGAGCCGGCTAAGAATGGTAATGAAGCATTACATACTGCGGCAGTATATACAACAGACTTTACTGGTGATGTTCATGTCCAAGCAACATTGGATAACACTATAACAGGAAGTACATATTGGGGCAACGTAGGAACGTTATCTTTTGATACTGTTTCAACACAACCAAAGTATATAAACTTCAACGGTGTGTACAGTCACATACGTATCCAATACCATAAACAAAACGGAACAATCGATAAAGTTTTAGTAAGAAACTAGTTGACTTTGTAGACGTTTTATACTATAATAATAGTATGAGTAGTCTAGTTTATGATACAGTAATTACCCACCTTCCCAGTAAACGGAAAACAACTCCGTCTGGTTGGACATCTTTCAATGCACCTTGTTGTCACCACAATGGGACTACTCAAGACTCAAGACAACGTGGTGGATTGATAAAGAACCAAACACAAGATGGAGTAAGCTATCATTGTTTCAACTGTGGATTTAAAGCTTCTTGGCAGACAGGCCGTAAGCTATCCGGCAAGATGAAATTACTGTTACAATGGCTAGGCGCTTCAGACGATACAATTACTAAATTGGCTTTGGCAGTTTTACAGTTTAATGAGACTCAAGGGTTTCAACAAACAATAGTAGAGCTTCCAAAGTTCGTCGACAAGGCATTACCAGATGGTGCACAACCAATTGATGAAAACACACCAGACAACATTTTACAATATATGAAGTCAAGACAACTTAATGTTGATGACTATGATTTCCATTGGACACCTAAACTAGGTTATAAGGATAGATTGATTATGCCTTTCTATCATAAGGAATATAATAGTGAACGTAGGATTGTAGGTTGGACTGCACGTAAAATAAACGAAGGAAGTCCGAAATACATGAGTGAGCAACAGCCTGGATATGTATTCAATTTAGATGCACAGAATTGGCAAAGAATATTTTGTATTGTAGTAGAAGGACCGTTTGATGCTATTGGTGTAGACGGTATTGCACTACTAGGAAGTGAAGTCAAAGATCAACAGGCCTTGGCCATAAATGCGTTAAATAAAAAAGTAATACTAGTTCCGGATCGTGATGATAACGGACATAAATTAATGGAACAAGCAATAGAATTAGGTTGGTCAGTTAGTATGCCGGATTGGTCCGATGACGTCAAAGATGTTAATGACGCAGTAATCAAGTATGGTAGAATGTACACACTTCACACACTAGTATCTAGTACAGAAGATTCAGAACTAAAAATTAAATTAAGGAGCAAGAAATGGTTTGGTTAAAAAACTTATGGGCCAAAATAAAAGGCTTCTTTGAAGATTGGAAGGAACGTAGAAAGTTCAAGAAGAGAAT